CTCTGGCCGGTGAACACCTATATCGGCAAAGAGGAACTGTACCGTACGCTGCGCCTGGCCGCGCCCGACCTTGCGGCCGGCGAGGGCTGGCCGACGGGATACTGCCACTTCCCCTGCTACGGCAAGGAGTTCTTCGAGCAGCTCTGCGCCGAACAACTGATTACGCACGTCTCGGCGGGACGGACGACGACCCGCTGGGAGAAGCGCCGCGACCGCAACGAGGCGCTCGATTGCCGGATCTACGCGCGGGCGGCGGCGGCGACGCTGCGCATGGACACCTGGAAGGAACCGCGCTGGGCGGAACTCGAAGCCGCGCTGCGCGTGACCCGAACCACCACCGGGCCGGTCAAGACGCCCATGCCGAAGTTTCGCCCCATGGGCGCCACGCCCGAGAGCTTTATGGACTGAGCTATGCCGCAACTGTCGAGCATCGTCGTCACTCCCCCGTCGCCCTCGCTGGTGGCCGGACAGACGCAACAGTTCATCGCCACCGGCATTTATAACAACGGCGGCTCCGCCGACCTGACCGGAGCGTCGGTTTGGGCGTCTTCGGACGCGGCGGTAGCGACTATCGATGCGGCCGGCCTGGCTACGGCTATCGCTCCCGGCGTGGCGACGATCTCGGCCACCAGCGCGGCGATTACCGGCTCCACGGATCTGATCGCGGGCGCCCTTCAATTGACGGCGCTGGCGGTGTTGCCGTCCGCCCTCCCGATGCAGGTCGGGCAGGCGCAGCAATTCAGCGCCATGGGAACCTATAGCGACTTGAGCACCGCCGATTTGACCGGCGAGGTGACTTGGGTTTCGTCCGCGCCCGCCGTCGCCACAATCTCGAACGCGGGCCTGGCGACAGCCATAAGCGCCGGGACGGCGACGATTACCGCAGAGAGCGGCGCGCTTTCCGGCGCCGGTACGCTGACGGCGGCCACATCGACGGCCCCGCCTATCGTTTCCCCGGCGCCGCCAGGGTCGCCCGCCGCCTATCTGGCGCAGGCGCAGCAGGCGATGTTTCAACTGCTCCTGGGCAATAAACCCAGCCGCGTGGCCACGCCGCAATTGGGCGAGACCGAGTTCGTGGCCACCACCCCGGCGCAATTGCAACGCGCCATCGACTACCTGCAAGGACTGGTGATGGACGGCAACGTATGGCCCTCCGACCCCTCGGCCGGCAGCTTGACCTCGGGGTACACCCGAGGCCGGAAACCCTTCAGTTTTTATGGCTGGCCATAACCAAAGCCCGATGGTCGCGGTAGAGCCCACGCCGCCGCCGGCAACACCGGCGAAGCCCGGGTGGCTGGCTCGTCTCATGGCTCCGCTGTTCAAGGCTTCGACCGACGACGGCGCAACCTACGGCACGGGCTACGGTTACGGCAGCTACGGCTACCGGGACACGCCCTACACCGGGGCCTCGTGGATTCGCAAGCAGCTTTCGAACTGGCTGCCGATCCGGGCCGCGGCTGACGCCGAACTGCTGAGCGACATGGGCACGCTGGTGGCCCGGTCGCGCGATCTCGACCGCAACACCGGACCCGCAGCCGGGGCGTTCCAGACCGTAACCGATAACGTCGTCGGGGCCGCGTTGCGGCTCTCCACTTGGCCCGATTACCGGGCGCTCGGCAAGACGCCGCAGTGGGCCGAGGATTGGGGCCGCGGGGTGGAAAGCCTGTGGAAATCCTGGGCGGACACGACCTCCATCGATGTCGCCAACAAACTGAATTTCACCGGTCTGACCACCCTGATTTTCCGCTCCGTGCTGCAAAACGGCGAAGCCCTGGCGCTGCCGCTCTGGCTTGCCCGGCCCTCCACGTCGGCGTTCAAAACCTGTTTACAACTTGTGGATTCCGACCGGCTCTCGAATCCCGGCAACATGACGCCCACGCTGTGCCTGCGCGGCGGCGTCGAGATGGACTCCTACGGGCGTCCGCTCGCCTACCATATCCGCAAGATTTCCACTTGGCCGGCGATGTTTTTCCCTGCCATTGGCGGGATCGCGGGGGAGTGGGTGAAGGTCCCGGCCGAGACGGAGTGGGGCCGCAAGCGGGTTATCCACATTTACACATCCGACCGGATCGACCAGACGCGCGGCAAGCCGATCCTCGCGCCCGTGATCGAACAGTTCCGAATGCTCGACAGCTACCAGCGGGCGGAACTCCAGAGCGCGATCGTCAACGCGCTGGTGGCGGGCATCATTGAAACGCCGCTCGATCCGGGGACCTTGGCCGAGATGGTGGGCGGCGACGCCAATGCCTACCTGCAAGCCAAGAACGAGTACCGCGTGCAGCTCGAAGGCGGAACCTTCATTCCGTTGTATCCCGGCGACAAGATGGTGCCGTTTTCGCCCGACCGCCCGGCTCCGCAGTTCGGCGCCTTCAGCGAGTTCGTGCTGCGCCAGATCGGCGTCGCCATCGGTTTGCCCTACGAGCAGTTGATGAAGGACTTCTCAAAGACCACGTATTCGAGCGCGCGGGCGGCGCTGCTCGAATCCTGGCGCGGCTTCACCACGCGCCGCACATGGCTGACCACGTATTGGGCGCAGCCGATTTACGAACTGTGGTTCGAGGAGGCCGTCAACGCCGGTCTGATCGAGGCGCCGGATTTCTACACCAAGCGGGCGCTCTACACGCGCGCCAAGTGGATCGGTCCCGGGCGCGGCTGGATCGATCCGGTGAAAGAAGCCGAGGCGGCGCAGGTGCGCCTGGCGACAGGGATTTCGACCTTGGAGATGGAGTGCGCCGAACAAGGTCTCGACTATAACGACGTGATCGACCAGCGGGCGATTGAGAAAGCCCGTTTGCAGGAGGCAGGACTATGGGTAGAACCGCCGCCGCAGAAACCGACCGGCTTCCCGGCCGAACCGGAAGAGACGCCGGTGCGGGAGCAGGTGTGATGGTGGATATCCCGCTCGGGCTCGATATCTTCACGGGCGCCCGTCCCTGGGCGATGCGCAAGGAAGAACTGGCCGCGCTCATCGATAAGATCCCGGCCTGGGAAGCCGTGGCCGCCCGCCTGGGCAGGCCGCTAGGCCGGAACCGCTCTGTCGAAAACCACAACGGCGTGGCCCTGATGGACGTGCGCGGTCCGCTGTTTCGTTACCGCTCGATCTTTACCTGGCTGCTGGGCGGCACCGCCGTCGAGGACGCCGCTATCGATTTGCACACGGCGCTCGACGACCCCTCCGTCCGCGCGATCGTGATGAGCATCAACTCGCCGGGCGGGCAGATCGACGGCATCAACGAGTTTGCCGAAATGATCCGCGCCGCGAACGCGGTCAAGCCGGTCACGGCTTACGTCGAGGGCCTGGCCGCCTCGGGCGGGTACTGGCTGGCGGCGGCGGCGGGCCGGATCGTGGCCGATGAGACGGCGCAGCTCGGCTCCATCGGCGTGCGCACCACCATCGAGGACACGACCGACGCCGACGAGCGCAAGGGCGTGAAGCGGTATGACATCATTTCGAGCCAAAGCCCGCTCAAGGCGACGGACCCCTCGACCGATGCCGGGCGCGCGAGTCTTCAGGAAATGGTCGATTCGCTGGCCGACGTGTTCATCGGCAAAGTGGCTGCATTTCGCCAGACCTCGCCGGAGGACGTGTCCCAGAACTTCGGGCGCGGGGCGGTGGTCCTGGCGCGGCGGGCGGTGGCGGCGGGAATGGCCGACGCCATCGGTTCGCTCGACAGCCTGATGGCGTCCGACGACGCGCTGATGATGCTGCGCGACAAGCCGGGGATGCGCGTGGCCGCGGCCCTGCCGGTTGCGCAGACCTCGACCACGCTGGCGATCGTCACCACGGTGGCGGCTCCCGCAACCGCCGCGGCGGATGATGAACCCGATCCGTTTGACGAGGAACAACTGGAAGAGGACACGGAGGCGGCGTCGCTGGCCGTCCCCGACACCTGCCCCGGAGCCCCGGACCCCGACGAGGCCAACGAATCCGAGGGCACGATCCAAGGGCCTGATACGAGTTCGATACCGGAAGGAGAAACTGACTTGCTTACGCCATCCACTGACCGGCAGCGCATCGCTGCAATCTTAACTTGCGAGGAAGCGAAGGGCCGCGAAGAGTTGGCCCGCAAACTGGCACTCGAAACCAATCACACCGTAGACGCCGCCAAGGCGTTGCTCGCAGCGGCGCCGCAGGCCGTGGCGCCGGTCGTTGTGGCCGCGCCCAACGCGCTCGACGCCCGCATGACCGAATTACAGAACCCCAAGGTGGGCGCGGGCAATGCGGACGAAGCCGCAACGTCGGTGGCCGCCGAGGTCGGGCGCATCCTGGCGCACGTTCCGAAAACGCGTCTTCGGGCGCAGGTGAATTAAGGAGGACGAATCGATGGGAACCCCTTCAACGTTTCCGATTTCGCGGGCGAGCTTCACGAGCAACATCTACAATTTCGACCCGCTCTATGCCACTGAAACGGTTTCGCAAAGCGCGCAGATCGCCGGTGGACTCGGCGTGCTCCTGCGCGGCACGGTGCTGTTCGGACCCGCGGCGGGAACGCCGATCCTGGCGGCGACGCTGCTGACGATCAACACGGGCGCGGGCGCGGCGCGCTGTATTCTGGCGCAGGACACCGATACCACGGGCGGCCCGGTGCGCGGGCTCGTCTATACGCAGGGCAAATTCCTCGACACGGCCATGACGTTTACCGGCCAGGGCGCAGCCGCCGACGTGGCGCAGCTCTGGGAGTTCGGCATCTACGTGCTGACTGTCGAGCAGCGCTCGGGTCTGCTGGTGCCGATGACCGGCCTCCCCACGACCGGCCCGGGGCCGTTGCCGCAAAACCTGCCTCCGCAGGGCGTGGCCGAAGCCGCCAAG